GCCATCAATAACACGATGAGCAGTAGAAAGAAGTTGTGCCGACTCTAAGATCATTTTAACGACGTGTTTGTCGACTAATGATTGAGCGGCGATAATTGGGTCGGTGTGTACATAGAAAATGTTCATTGTTTCCACTTTTTAAAAGCAATATCCCTGTGGTATTTGTTAGCTCTATTATAATACGTGATTCCATTCAAATAGTCAAGCGAATGTTGGAACGTTCTTGCAGTAAGACCAGTAAACATTTCTGTTACTGTTTCGCCATTTGGTAATTGGAATCTTACCTTAACATGTTGTGGTCTTTTTATTTTAACAAGAAGTTTAGGATACATCAAGCAGCTTTCTTCAAGAACAACCTGCTCTTCGCTTTGAACAACGATTCTTGGATTAAAACATACGAAATTTTCAGGCTGACCACGCATACCGAAAATACGATACGGCTGACCAACTTGATTCGCTGTTAAAGTAATAGCATTGTTGTCATACATTGTTTTAATAAGATCCTTCGCAAATTCAATAGGATCAAATGGTGGTTTCATAAAATCAAATTTTTCGCATTCTTTGATTAAAATTGGATCATTGGCTGTAACTAATTTCATAATCAATTCCTTTATAATGTCAATTCATCTGTTTTATATTCGTTTCCAATTTTTCCTTTAAAGAAACTATTGAAAGCTAAACTGGTTCGAGTGTTATTGCCTTTTTTACTCTTAACATCATGCGTAAGATCTGATGGGAAAATTACAATAAGGCCAGTTTTAACTGCAAGTTTAATAGAATCACTGTTGAATTTATTAAATTGTTTAGGATAAAGTTTAATTATATTTGTTCTATCTTTATAAAAAGAAACAGTGTCATTCGCATGGTCAGCATTTATATAAAGAATACCTGAAATAAAACTATTTGGGTGAGAATGAGAATGGTGATAACCTTCTGTTTCAGTAAAATTTAACCATGACTGAGTTATATATGGTGTTAGTTTATTCTCAGGATTATAAACATCATTCATATATGAATTAATAGCTTCTAAACAAATTTTCTTAATATCTTTTAATGGTTCTTCTTCTAGAACATAAGAATATTTTGATCTTAAATTACCTACATTCTCAACAGTAGAATTTGAAATTTGTTTAAAATAATTAAGTTCTTCCTCAGTAAAATCTCTTCCAAATTCAGTAACCATAACAGCAGTTGGAAATATTTCTGCTATTTCATATCTCATGCTGCAATCCTCGAGAAGTTTTTATGTTTTTCAAATTTGATAACATTGTCAAATTTATCACTAATTTGATCTGTTTTATGACTAATGATAAATGTATTTGTATCGGTTGTAATCGTATTAAGAATTTTCATAAATTCTTCAGTGCCATTGCTGTCTAGAGAACTATCAAACACTTCATCCATGATGAGAATATTAGTGTTAATTGAATTGCGAAGTTTAGCAACCGCTCGCCAAGTGAATAATATCGCAAGATTAATACGCATCTTTTCGCCTTCACTAAAAGAAGCATAACTAAATTCATCTCTATGTCTTGACTTGATAGTTTCGTTAAATTCTTCATCAAGTTCAAACTGAACAAAAAAATCCATTGCTGAAAGATATTTGTTAATTAGCTTGTTAATGATAGGAATATATTGGCGGATAATTTTTGATTTGATGCCACTATCTTTAAGAAGGATAGCAGCCGCTCCGTAAATGTTTTTTTGATCATTTAGTTCATTAGTTTTATCAGCAATTATCCCAAGATCTTCTTCTAGTTCATAAAGTTTGCTTGTATCTTGTTCTTCAACAGTTTTATGAATAGAATTTATTTCTTCAATCAATTGATTTGTGTAAGTAGTCAACGAATTAATTTTAGTTTCAACAACATGATAATCCATTACCTTTTTTCTGACTTTGGCATTAATTTCAAACATGTTTTTTATTTCGGTATTTACTTTATCATATTCTTCTGAAAGTTTAGTAAGACCATCTTGAATTTCGACAATGTTATTATTTCTCGAATCAATAGCTTCACATTTAAAATTATAATCAATTTCTTGTTTGCAAGTTGGGCAATTATCATGATTGTTAAAGAAAGAAACTTCTTTATTAACAATAGCAAGATTTGCTTCAATCTTATGTTTTAATGATTCGAGTTTAGTCATTTTCTTTTCAAGAGTTTCAAGATCGCGCGTTTGGCTTGCTAACTCTTCTGCTTCTTTATTAATATTTTCTTTTTGAATTACCAAAGTTTTAATTTGTTCTTTTGTTTCATTAATACGTTCATTTTTATCAGCAATAATAGCATCATTGTTATTTTGCATTTCTTGCATATGTTCTTTGATTAGTTTAATCTTCTCAGAAAGAACTTTATGGTCAGATTGATTTTGAACTAGATCTTCTTTATTAACGGTAATTTTATCTTTCAACAAACTATTCATTGTTGTGAAGATTTGAAGGTCAAGAAGGTCTTCAATAATTTCTCTACGTTGACCGCCTGACAGCTGCATAAAAGGTAAGAACGTAGCTGAACCAAGAACGATTACTTGTGAAAAAGATTTATGATTGATTTTAAGAATTTGTTTTTCAACAATCTCTTGATAATCTTTCATTTCAGCAGATTGATTCATCAGCTTACCGTTTTGATAAACTTCAAACACATTTGGTTTAATACCGCGAATGATTTTATAATCATTAGATGATATTGAAAATTCTACCTCAACTACCATTTCTTTACGCGTAATAGAATTAAGCAATTGTGATTTGTTAATTTTTCGAAATGGTTTACTAAACAGTGCATATGACAATGCATCGAGCATGGTAGATTTACCAGCACCATTTTCGCCAACGATCAAAGTAGTATTGTGTGTGTTAAGATTAATTTCCGTAAACAGATTACCTGTAGAAAGAAAATTCTTCCATTTTAAAGATTTAAATGTTATCATTCAACAGCCAATGCTTCATTATATAATTCTACAATAGTATTTTCTAATTTTTTCTTATTGAAATTTGGTGCATTAATTTGATCAATATATGTTTTGAAAATGTCAATAGTTGACTCTGCTTCATTAACAATATCATCATCATTTTCAAGATACAAATTAAGATTATCTTCTACAATTTGCATTTCTAATGGATTGCATTTTTCCAAATTTTCAATAAACATATCAAAGAAGTAAGGATTTGTTTTATTAGTAACAATAACCTTAACCATCTTACCTTTGTACTGTTCAAAATCATGGTCAAGGATTTCGGTAATCATTTTATCAGCATCATTATACCAAACCTTATAGAACATTCTATATGGATTGCGGATAAAAGTCAACTCTTTCGTTTTTGTATCCAAGATATGAAAGCCGCGAGGATCATCGAAGTCGGACCAAGTAAACTCAGCATGGCTACCCAAGTAATGAATATTACCAGATGTAGAACGATGGTGATAGTGGCCACTAAGTACCGTTTCAAACCTGTCGAAGATTTTAGGATCTTCTCCATGTGAGTTGATACTTCCCTTGAACATTTCGAAGCCAGCGAGTTCCAAGTGGCCACCCACGATAGTCGCATTTGTTTTCCTTATTGCTTCAAATATTTCTTCTTTGTTTTCACTATTAATCCAAGGCAAAAGAAGAATTGGCATTTTGTCAAAAATTAATTCAACAGGAGAACTATCATAAACATGAATATTTTCATATTTACCTGTTACTAATTCATCAAGAGCATTTACACTATTTGTGTTTTTGTAATACACATCATGATTGCCAGCAATCAAATGCATCTCAATATTATTTTGTTTTAATGGCTCTAGAAAATCTTCTCTGAGTCGTTTTGCAGTGAGAAAATTAATGTATTTGCGGCGATCAACCAAGTCCCCCAAATGCAAGACATTGCTGATTCCATCACGAAACAAGGTAGGAAAGAATACATCGTCAAGAAATCGTTTTGAGTTGTCGTGGAATGCGATGTTGTCATTGCGAATCCCCCAATGCGTATCCGTGATTATCGCTATTTTCATTATCAATATCCTCTATCTCAAATTTCTCAATACCAGATTTTTTAGTTTTAATATTTTTCACTTCATTTAATTTATTTTCAAACGAGCTAATAATATCATCAGAAAAGTGATTACTATTCATACTAACACCTTCTTCATTAAAATCCATCAAAAATGAATTTTGATAATTTTTATGTTTAATATATGATTGTTTCTTTTCTTTAGCAATTCTTCTAATAAATGCATTCCAAGCGATTTGCGTAAAATATGCAAAAGGATTATTATATCTATCAGGATCAAAATTATCAACTGCAGCTATACAGTTTTCAATACCATCAGCAATCATTTCGTCTTTATAAGTATAGCTTCCGAAATTTGGTTTAGTAGCTAGTTTAGTACAAATCATTAATAGGCATTCGCCAATATATCGAGGAATCTTAGGCGCTGGTCTATTTTCGCTTGCAGCTAATATACGGGCTGCTTTATATTCTTGCATCTTTTC